AACCAAAACAAATCTCTCGCGCGGCGTCCAAGTCGTTCGATGACAAAGCCTATGGTTCTGAGCCTATCGTGATCACGGAATTTAGTCAAGCCTTAAACTGGTACAACTACATGGCATCTGATGATCAGTCTCGCGAATGGTTCTTCACTTATGCCAAACGCAACTACACTAAAGCCGATCTTACTCTGTTGCGCAAGCTTCCGAAGTGGAAGATTTCCCGAACTCTTGGTAGCGTCTCTCGTATTCTCCTCAATGGTAATGCATTGCCGCAGAAGAGTCTAGACTACTTTAATGATAATGTCAAGAAGCTTCTTGCTGAAGCAATTCATATTGTCGAAGAAGTCGAAGAAACTCCAAAGCCTGTCGTCGACATTCAATCTCGAATTCGTGAGAAGGCCAACTATATCATCACGAGCCTCGAAGAAGAGATTGATAATGTCATCGATGGCAAAGAATTCTCGATGTACACCTTCTGTCAAGCCAACGAACTGAACGCTCAGATTCTTGGTATCGTGGCAGACTACTATCGTCCTCAGCACGAAGAGATTCTATTAGATGACGAGCAAGTCAAAGAATCTTTTGGTAAGCGTCAGAAGTTTTGGATTAATTTTTGGAACAATTTCTTCGCTGACATCGATCGGTATGTAAATAACAAGAAGGCTGTCAAGGTTCGTAAGCCGCGAGAGAAGAAGGCAAAGTCCGCCGTCGATCTGGTCAAGAACCTTAAATATCAGAAGGAAGAGCCTTCACTCAAGATTGTCTCTGTTCATCCAGCAGAGATCGTAGGATGCACGCAGCTATGGACTTACAATACCAAATACAAGAAGCTCAGTCGATATGACTCGATTGGTCCAGCTGGAATCCAAGTGAAGGGCACTACTCTGACTGGTTATGATATTGAAACCTCTACAAGCAAAAGCTTGAGAAAGCCAGATGTTTCTATTCAAGCTTTACTTGGCGCTGGTAAAGTCAGTCTTCGGAAGTTTATAGATGAAATCAAAACCGTGGAATCTAAACCGAATGGCAGAATCAATGAAGATACCATTCTACTAAGGATTATTAAATGACGGACAACGTAATCTTATTTCCAGGTTTTCGTCGTGAAGACGCTCCACCCCAAAACTTGGAAGAAATTGTTGATAAGGTTACTCAGACACGCAAAGAACACGTGGCTGGCGTGATGAATGATATGATTCCTGACGTAATTAATATGTTCGGCGCTTATGGTGTAGATATTAATGACGATAAATACATAAAAGACGTAGCCTTAGTTATGGAAAGCATCAAAGCATTGTTACATAGACAATATAATCTTGAGCATCAGTTCCATAAAATGGTTGACGGAATATTTGAGTTTAGTTACAATGAAGACAGCTCAATTGAATATACGTATACTTTGCCTGAAGAAGAGTGAGAAACTGAAATGATTATTATGGACCTTTCACAGGTCATGATTTCGAATCTAATGATTCAACTTGGAAACCACACGAATGTTGATATCGAAGAAGATCTTTTGCGACACATGGTCCTGAACTCCGTCAGGGCTTATAATGTAAAGTTTAAGAACGAGTTCGGCGAGATGATTATTGCGTGCGATGCAGGTAATAACTGGCGTCGAAAGATCTTTCCTTACTACAAAGCAAATCGCCGTAAGAATCGCGAGAAGTCAGAAATCAACTGGAATTCTGTATTCGAAACTCTGAATAAGGTTCGCGATGAATTAAAAGATTACTTTCCTTATCGAGTTCTTCGCGTCGATGGAGCCGAAGCAGACGATGTCATCGGTACTCTTGCACAAACGTATGGTAACACCAACGAGAAGATCTTGATTCTTTCTGGTGACAAAGACTTTGTTCAATTGCAGTGTTACATGAACGTGCAGCAGTTTGATCCTGTACAGAAGAAGTGGCGTAAGACAAACGACGTCGATAAGTTCATCAAGGAACATATTATTCGTGGTGATATCGGCGACGGTGTTCCTAACTTTTTGTCAGCAGATGACACGTTCGTGGTCGGTGCAAGACAGAAGCCTATCAGCCAGAAGAAGCTAGATCAGTGGCTCGACGCAGATCCAAAAGATTTCTGTGACGAGAAGATGATGCGCGGTTATCTTCGTAATCAGCGATTAGTTGATCTTAACTTTATTCCTCCTGACATTAAGAAGGAAGTGCTCGAACAGTACGAGCAGCAAGCTGGTAAAGGAAGAGACAAACTCTTCAACTACTTTATCGAACGTCGTCTTAAACTCCTATTAGAAAGTATTAACGAGTTTTAATATGCAAAGAACATTAGCGATAGCAGAAATCCTTGATCTTGTCAAGGAATCCAAGGACGTACGGACAAAGGTTTCTCTCCTTCGTCAGTATGATAGTGAAACTCTTCGTTATATCCTTGAACTGGCCTTTCATCCGAATGTAGGATGGTGGTTGCCAGAAGGTGCACCTCCTTATAAGCCATGTGAGGTGCTCGACACAGAAGGTAGACTCTATCAGGAGGCACGTACACTCCCTCTCTACCTTTATGGTAATCGTCCTGATCTCAAGCAGCATCAGCGCGAAAACCTTTTCATCGGTCTTCTCGAATCTCTTCATCCAAAGGATGCTAATCTTTTGATTGCTGTCAAGGATAAGAAAGTCGCAGGACTTAACGTCGCAACAATTAATGAAGCTTTTCCAGGGTTAATTCCAAATGAGTAACACAGTTAAGCGTTTTAGAAAATATAATGAAGACTATGACGATTCGAAAAATACATCACATGATGATCATCGTCACCATCTAAGCGAGAAGAGGCTTCGAGCTGCCCTTCGTTCTAAAACAAAAAGTACATTGTTAGATCTGATAGAAAATGAAGATTATTAATGCCTATATACGAATTTAAACTCAAAGAAACCGGTGAAACTTTCGAGGAATTCTTTAACTATCAACAGAAGATAGATTTCCTCGAAGATAATCCCGATATCGAAGAGATTATAGGTGCACCCCATCTGATATCAGGAATAGCAGGAGTGACTCATAAAAATGACTCAGGCTTTAACGATCTACTCAATAGAATCGGTAATGCCAACCCGCACTCCCCACTCGGTCAACAACACGGTGATAAAGATACCAAGAGTACGAAGATCAGAGAGGCAGTAAGTAAAGCTCGCAATAAAAAATAAGGATAGCTAGTGGAACATAGCCAACCGCGTTTAACAAAAAGAGAAAAAAGAATCTCCAGACAAAACGGAGATGTACAAGAAGGATTGACATTTAAGTCTCAAAACTTTAATTTAAAAAACATCAATCCACTCACAGAGAATCAACGCCTTGCGTTTGAAGCTTTCGATGAGGGAAAACATTTGATGTTACATGGTATGGCTGGTACTGGCAAAACCTTCCTTGCTCTTTCTAAAACTATTGATGCACTCATGTCAAATAAGGGTGTACAAAATAAGATTTACATTGTAAGATCAGTAGTACCAACACGAGATATGGGTTTTCTTCCTGGCAATCAGAAAGAAAAGATGAAAGTTTATGAGGCACCTTATTACGCCATCTGTACCGAGCTGTTTGATCGATCTGATGCGTACGAGATCCTCAAACAAAAGAATGCCATTGAGTTCATCTCGACGTCATTTATTCGCGGTATCACCATGAATAACTGTTATGTGATTGTGGACGAAGTGAATAATATGACATTCCATGAACTTGATTCAGTGATTACTCGTATTGGTAAAGGTTGTAGAGTACTATTCTGTGGAGACTTCCGTCAGTCAGACCTTACGAAAGAACAAGAACGTAACGGACTGAAGGACTTCATGAAAGTCATCGGTAAGTTAAATGACTTTGTACATGTTGATTTTCTCGAACAAGATATTGTTCGTTCGAAACTAGTGAAGGAATATATAATTGCTCGACAAAAACTTGGTCTCCAATCGTAAAGAATTCGAATACGAATTACTCGAATTTGCTGAACTGCAAAGGATAGATGGCCCAACGCGTTTCTATGAAACACCTGAAGGCAACCGATATCCGTCTGTGACTGCTGTTCTCGGCAAGATGATGGATAAGTCTGAGCTCGAAACCTGGCGGAAAAGAGTCGGTGAGGAAGAAGCGGCTAGAGTTTCGGCTCGAGCCTCAACTCGCGGCACGAACGTCCATACGATGTGTGAGAACTACGTATTAGGTCATGACATCGATACGTCGATGCCGCATAACATGATGATGTTCAATCAGATCAAGAAGGTTCTGGATGAGAAGGTAGACATGGTTCGTGCTACCGAGTGTACACTGTTCTCCGATCATCTCAAGCTAGCAGGATCATGTG